GTATCCGTCGCCCCGGTTATGCTGGCCCTGTTTTATCGGTTTCCCCGTTTAAGGGTTTTTCCCTTACTCGAGGCGTCACTGCTATTTCTCTACTGCTTCAGAAACTCTGAGGTAGTGGCGGGAAACTTTCCCGTCTTTTGGAGTCATAATGACTGCGATTGCTTCCATTACCGTCAAAAAGGCGGACAACGCTACCAACATCACGTGGGCTGCGGTGGGAGGTGCGGCTGGCAACAGCCCTGCCCTCTGGCGCTCGACCACGGCTGCCGGGACGTTGGGCCAGCAGCCCACTCTCTCCCTTTCGGGGAAGTGGAATGCTGATTCCACCGTCCGTAGGCTCGATGGGAAGGTTATCTTTCCTTCGGTGTATACGGACACGAACTCTTCCCTCACGAAGATCCGTTCGACCATGAATATGACCTTCAGTATCGCCGTCCCTCAGGACGTCGCTTCTGTCGATCTGAATGAGTTTGCCGCTCAAGCGACAGCTCTACTTCATGACGCGATGGTGACTGGTGCTATCACCTCCGGCTTCGCGCCGACGTAACTCGTAAGAGCCTAGTCGGTTTCGAAACTATCGGAGGTTTTCACCATGCCTTTTTCTCAACATGCAGAGAAGGCGATCACTCGGATTTTCGAGGGTCTCTCCACCCCTAAATCTTTAGCAGCTTATTTGCTGTTTAAGAGCGGGGAATGGGATCAGCTTGTCAACTTGAAAGCTGAGCCGAGCCACTATCTCACTTCAGAGTCATATTGGCGCGATGCGCAAGCTGTTGCTCTTTTAAAGAAGAACGACATGCTTCCTCACAACGCCGACTCACTTGTTCAAGGCTGTTATGACACCTTTTATAAGTGTGAGATGGAGTGCTTTCGAGCAAATGTCAGACTTTACCCGCTGTTCGATGGTGCTTCTGCATCACCTTATCAGCGGCGCCTTTCCGTCTTTTTCGGGCAGGCGCGAAAAATAATCTCTGACATTCTTGGACCTTGTCCAGATCTGCTTGATGGCAGACATGGACCTGGCTCGACATATGGAGATCGTGGCCGCTATACCACTGTAGCGGACAAAATGTCATCAGATCCGACTTTGACATCAGATGCTTGGCCGTTTCTGTTCCAATGGAGCGGTACACTTTGGGCTAAGTCCACAGTGTCATCTGAGAAAGAGCTCAAGTTTGTGAGAGGGAACCGTTTCACTACAGTTCCTAAAGACATGACTAAAAGGCGCGGTATTTGTATCGAGCCTTCAATCAATGTCTTCTATCAGCTGGGCCTTGGCTCAGCTATTAGATCTCGACTTGACCGTTATGGTTTGAACCTTAACGAAGCGAGCGATAAACACAGGCGGTTAGCCCGTGAAGCCTCTAACAATGGCCTTTTCGCGACGCTTGATCTTTCAAACGCTAGCGATACCGTTTGCAGGAACCTTGTCAAGCTCCTGCTGCCTGCTCGTTGGTTTCAGATGCTCGATGATCTTCGATCAAAGCGCACCTTTATCAACGGCAGGTGGGTCCTATTGGAGAAGTTCTCTTCAATGGGCAACGGTTTCACGTTCGAACTGGAAACTCTGATCTTCGCAGCTCTTACGGCCGCCGTAACTGGCGGCCGTATCGGCGTCGATGTTTTCGCTTTTGGCGATGACTTGATCTTTGATTCCGCGTTCTCGGACGATGTTGTGTCTATGCTTCGGTTCTGCGGCTTTACCCCTAACATGTCAAAAACTTTTGTTTCTGGCCCGTTTAGGGAAAGCTGTGGCGGCGATTTCTTTGATGGCCAGGCTGTTCGGCCTTTCTATCTAAAGAATCTCGTCGACACTCCAGAGGAGACATTCTCCTTCTTGAATGGTATCCGAAGGTCTTGCGCCGGTCATATAGTACGTGAGTACGATATGCGCAGCGCTCGACTTGCTCTTTTGGACGGTCTACCTAAGTCTCTTCGCCTTTTTGGCCCGGAGGCTCTCGGTGATGTCGTCATCCATGATGATGACTCATCCAGGTGGGTAAAACGTTACAAAAAGCGGTATCCAGGCACACGGTTCGTCTTAGGTTATGTTCCTATCTCCTTCCGTAAGGTTTGGACATGGGGATTTTCCGATGACGCACTGCTAGCTTCTTCCCTTCTCGGAGCGCGTATCGGGGACGGCTATTTGCTCCCCCGAGACGCTGTCTCCGGTTATGGTAAGAAGTGGTTAGCTTTTAGCTAATCACCGGGTCTTTTCCGGGTTGGAACCCCGGTGGAGTGAGAGGATTTCATTACCTCTCTTAAATAGAAAAATGCG